TAGAAATAAACGATCGGTGAACATTGCGGCAATTACTTTAACCTGAAAGCCCCATCCATACTCTGATAATTTATCTGTCATGTAACTATTATATTAAAAATAAATTGAATTTCCAATTTTTATTTTTTGTGTGTTTGTTGTGCAAATGCATTCAATGATAACCATGTGTTGTTTAGCCACTCCGGAAGATTTTTCATGGTTGACCACATTCTATCTTCCATAAACATTCTTTGAAATTCTATTTTGTTCAATGGAGGGATCGGTTGTTGCATGATACCACGAATTGTGCTTGAATTTTGCGCCGGAATATTCAACAACTTGATATTCATTAAACGATAGTTCTTGTCAATTGTATCATAGTTATCTAATACTTTTTGATAGTTTTTTGTTTCATTTAATGCAACTTTGTTAGTGCATTTTGCTTTGAGATCTTCTAATGTGAATTCAGTCGCAAGTTCTAATTCAGGAAATGATTTCAGTATAGTTTTTGGTCCTATACCGGCAACACCTGGTATATTATCCGATGTATCGCCTGTAAATGTTCTGTACACAACATAATTGTTTGGGTGTACTCCGAACTCATCAATTAATGCTTGTTCATCATACATTTTCTTTTTAATTGGAGACCAAACTTGTAATGTAGGACTTATTAATTGATAGAAATCTCGATCGGTTGATACAATGGTTAGTTTTTTGCTAATGTCTTGATACATCTGAGCGATATATGCAATTGTGTCATCCGCTTCAATTCCGTCAATAGCTAGAAATGTTACTGGTAAATAATCTAAGTATGATATCAATCGGCTAAATTGCCAACGCATTGCTTCTTGTTCATCTTCAATTGTAGCAAATTGTTGGTGGTCATGTCTTCGCAATCTAGTTTTATTTGCTCGATTGCCTTTATACTCGCCGTAAATTTGTTTTCTGCGAGCAGATCCTCCTCTGCCATCAAACACAATAACACATCTGCTAGGTTTAAAGTCTCGGACTACTTTGCCAATTGACAATAAAAATCCTGTAATTCCTCCTATATGTTCTCCATCTTCATTTGTTGATGGGGTTGCTCCAAACGCTCTAATAAAGGCATTTAAGCCATCAAAAACTATGATATGATCATTAACTTCTGATGGCTTATTTGCTTTTTCTTGCTGTAACTGTTTGAATAATTGTTGATACTTATTCATTATTCTTCATCCATTATTTCATCTGTGATAATAACATCATCAATTCCTCCATCAATACCAGCTTGATATTTAAAAATGTATGCATCGCATATTCTTTTATACAAGCGTTCTTTAATTTCTGGTTTATTTGTTACTTTCTCAACAAAGTTTTTTGATTGAAATTTAATTTCACCAAATACCTCGCCAGTTTCAGAATCAACATCTTCTAAAGTATAATGGGCACCAGCTTGTTTTACTAGATCGAAGTTTTTCATCAACGTTAGCCAACCGCCATAATTGTCGATACCACTATCATAGTAAATTTCATAATTAACTTTTCTGTGGGGAGGTCCCATACGATTTTTAACTACTTGAACTTCTGTTTTGCTCCCAACCACTTGTTCAACACCATTAATCTTAGCTTTAATCATTCCGGTGTTTTTTAAACGAAGTCGTACGGATGCATGGAATGGAATTGCTTTTCCACCTGATGTAGTCCATTGGTCTCCGAATGATACCCCTAGTTTAGTTCTCAGCTGATTTGTGAATATCAAACAAATATTTTCACGAGCAATCCAATTTGTAACTTTACGCATTGCTTTTGACAGGATAATTGATTTGCTAGTTGCATAACCATCCTTATCATATTCTGCGGCCATTTCAATTTTAGTTGATGCACCCATGATTGAATCCACTACTATGGTAACCAATCTGTCTTTGTTTGATTTACGAACACCCTCTACAATTGTTTCAATTGTTTCAAATATCTCTTCAATTGTTTCTAGTGGCACATACAACATGGTTTTCAGATCAACGCCGATTGCTTCTAAGAATTCAGAACTAGTTGCAGATTCTGTATCAATGTAAACTGCTAATCCTCCTTTTTTCTGAGTTTCTGCTAATGCGTGTGACACTAATAATGATTTACCTGATGCTTCTAATCCGGTAACTTCAGTAATTCGACCTACTGGGAAACCTCCGTTCGGTCGATTTGAAATTGCTAAATCGAGCATATCACAACCAGATGATATCCATTGGGATACATTGCTAGGAGATTCATCATCCCCAGCTAAAAAGAATGCAGTTTTTAATGCTTGCCCTTTGAATTGCTTGTTAATGCTATCCGCCAGGGTATTTGCTAAACTGTCTTCCAGTTCTAACTTACTTTTGCTCTTTGCCATTTCTTACTCCTTAATTGAATAAGTCATTGAAAGCTGATGCAACGTCGTCAACTTTGCCAGCAATTGGTTTTGCTGCTTTAGTTGGTTTTGCTGGAGCTTCGTCTTCATCATCGTCTGATGTTGCAGCTTCTGGTGTTGATGCTGGCGCATCTGCATCTGCATTTTCTGGGTTCATCCAATCACTCAATGCTTTTTCTAGCTCTTCATAAGTAGGCTCAGGAAACAAATCTGTGATTTCTGGTTGATTCATAATTTTCTCAGCAATTGCTTTGTCTTCAGTTGCTGGTTGTGTGTTTGGTTTAACACGGATTGAAGTTTTTGGGAAATTTGCTCCTTCTGCCGGAGTGAATTCTACGTCAATATCACGACCATTCATCAAATCTGTAATGTCGCCATAATCTGGATCTGAAATGATTGATAAAATTTCTGTGTAGATTTGTTTTCCGAATCCCCAGAACTTAACTCCTTCTGCTTCTTTTCCGCGAACGATTACGGGAACATATGTTCTCATTTTTGGTTCAATTTTACGACCCATCAACCACTCATCTTTGTCGCCAGTTTTCTTTAGTTTGTCTGCAAACTCAACGATTGGATCTGCATTTCCAAATGTAATTGGAGATAGCATTGATCTTTTACTAATGTCGTAATGGAAATACAATTCTAGGAACGGATTGTCTTTTCTGTGTACATATGGTACAATTCGGATTCTTGTTTTGCCTGATTCAGGTTTCCACAAATTTTGTTTTTTGTCATCAGCCTTGTTCAACTGATTCAGCTTCGCTTTGATAGCGTCTAAATTTAAAGCCATTCTTTTGCCTTTTGTTAATTGGTTAATATATGTTTGTTTACTTATTTATTATAATTAATAAGTGGGTTAAATCAAAGTTATTTGGTAATTTTTTTATATAAATAGTGTAATCAGTAAAAAAGTGCCAACATTACTGCTGGCACTTAAATATTTAATTGTTAAATCAGACCATCATCATTTGAAATCATACCATCTTCATCTGGTTCATTTTCAGTAACATAGTCATCTTCATCTTCATCGGAAATTGCATCTACAATATAGCCCATATGAGATCTCATTTCAGCCCAAGCTTTTTTGCTTCGAGCTTGCATTGCATCTAATAATGCAGGCGCTTCGTCTACTAACATATATACTGCTAATGGTGCTGGCTTTTTTGCATCAGTCCATTTTTTTAATTGTGCAATTGCATGTTGAACGACTGGTAACTGTGACATATTTGGCGTTGTTAATGCTGAACTCAAATCTCCAGCTGCGGAAGCAATATCATTCCATACGTTATCATAACTTGCTTTTTTTGCAAATTTTAATCCGTAACGGCCGTTGTCTTCTTCGTTCAAGTTTTTAGTTCCAAAACGTCGCATATTTTCTGCGAGTAAGTTGTTTGTTTTTTTCATTATATCCTTTTTTTTTTATAAATATTAGTTCCAAGAAATTTTCTTGAAAAATAGCAAATCAATAACACGATATCCTATAGGATCGGTAAGTATGAATGAATTCTGATACATGTTCCAATCTAGTTGATATGTTTTATCTATAATTCCATTGTTAACAGAGCGAATAACTTCGTTAAGTGCATTCACGGTGTACAATGTATTTGTTTCTTTTTTTCGGTGTATGCTGATTGTGTTCTGTCCTCGCTGAGTCCCAGCATCAGCATTGTATGTG